TATCGCCTGTAGTTAGATTTGTTCGAGTAGATCTCCTTGCGTTTCTTTGAGGATTATAGACTTTTTCCATTCTTCTTTGCAATACTTCTGGATAATTGTCAACATGTGATTGTATTCCAGGTGTATCTATTGATATTTGCCCAGGAGTCATTGTTGGCATTGACTGTAACTGTTCAGTAGGAATTTCACCATATGGATTCATATTACCACCATATGCCAGATTATTAAATTTATCTAATGCAGCGTTTCTTTTATTTGTATTTGCTTTACTTTCTTCTAATACTTTTCTTGCATTATCTAAAATTGCTTGTCGTCTAATATGATTTTGATTAGCGATATTAGTAGATTCACTAACTTCTTCAGTATAACCAGGAGTAACAAAATCTTCAGTAGTAGTAGGTGCAGTACTTTTAGCAGTATCAGATTTAGTAATTATATTATTTTTTACACTTATAGAATTTTTATGATTAGGGAACAATTCATTTAATTTTTCCTTTGACCATTTATTTCTTTTTGTAAGTGGATTTCCATTTGAATAACGTTTGTATTGATCATATGCTTTCTTTTCATCATTTTCACTTAAAGCATCCATAAAGTTCGGAAACTTACTTATGTTTCCTAAATTATATGAATAATCAGTTATAAGTATTTGCTTATTTTGAGATAAGTCATCATATTGTGTACTGTTAGGATATCTTTCATTCCATTGTTTTCTTGCGATATCTTCATGTGAGGTAATTGAATTTTTAAATAATGATTCATTTTGAGCATCAGTGAGACCATCCATTGCATTAACTTTTTTCCCATCAATATCCACCATTAATTTTCCATCTTTTAACTTACCTAATTTATTACCATAGCCAATATCATATGTCCGATCTTTTTCTTTTACATCACTATCTTCAGTTGCTATATAAGGTTTCCACAATTTTGAAGTATTATTGTATCCTACTTTAGCATCATTTTCTTGAAACTTAAGGTCTTTTTCATATGTTTTTCTATTTGCAGGATCTATTGTAGGTTGCATAAAACCACCTGTTGCATATATATTGCCTCCGTATGCACCAAAAGAAGTATCACCAGACGCCATTACATCTTGTCCTATATTGGTCAGTGCACCTACTGCTTGATCCGCCATTGCAATATTTTGTTGATTTTGATTATACAATTGACTTTCATCAGACTCCATTTGATTTTGCATTTTTTCTACAGAATCTTCATATGTTGAATCTATTCCTTTTTCTAAAGCTCCTACTGCTACTTTTCCTGCAACACCTAATGCACCACTAGCCGCACCAAACGCAGCTTCTTTACCTACATCTTTATAGTTAATATCACCTAATGATAAGTCTTCACCCATTGCAGTTGCGGCTGCTCTTTGATCTCCAATATTTTCCCATCCAGCACCTAATCCTCCGAATAAAGCACCAAGACCTTGACCTGGCCCAGGTATATTTCCTACAAGTGTACCTGCACCTTGTAATACTTTACCACCTATTTGAGAAAATTGTCCACCAGTACCATAATAATTCATATCTCCACCATACGCTTTTATTATTGGTGATGAATTAGGACCATAAGGATTTAATCCTTGTGTTACTTTAGATGGAGTTTTAACAGGGGAATCTATTGGTACTGTTGCAGTAGATACACCATCCTTCATTGTGTTTTCTATATTGTATCGTTCATCTCCAGGCTGATACCCACTTTGACCTGCAGCATCATTATCTACCCATTCTTGACCTTCAGTTACTTTTCCAGCTTCTAGTGCTTTTAAATATTCAGGATGTGTTAAACTATAATGCATATATCTAGGTGCCCATTTAGTTGGGTTAGCTCCGACACCTTCTAGATCAGGTACTATTTTTTGTCCTACTTTCAAGTAAAAAGATTGTTCACCTGTACGATTTACATTTCTTGTATCAGGTATTAATTCACCTGCACCAAAATTTGTAGCATAATGTTGTTGTCCTAGATTTTGTTTTCTTATTTGATTATCTAAATCATATCCTTCTTTTGGACCAGCTAAACTTATATTAAATTCATCATCATAATCTGAAGAAACTAAATCATTCATATATTTAATTGAATTATAATAATCATCAACATTATAATTTTGAGCTCCAGCAGCAGTTGCAAATTCTTCTGGTTTTAAATAATCTTGTAAGTTATCTGAATTAAAATATTGTCCTCCTGTATCATCTTTCTTATACTTTGCATACAGTGCTCTATCCTGAATCTTTTTTGCTTGAGTTAATAAATCTGCATGTCTTTGATAGTCTGCAAATTCTTTATCAGTAAATTCTCTAGTTATATTCTTACTATTATACTTTGTATTGCTTCCAGGTTGAAATCCACTTACTGCAATTTGATATTTTCTTTTTTTTTCTTCTTCAGTCATGATAGTATTGTAAAAATAATTGATAATCTAACATCGTTCAAATAATTTATCTAACATTACATGTTAGCTGGTCTAAAACTCAAACCAATATCATGTAATACGAGTCTTTTGTTATCTAAGTTATTCTCGAATTCAAGTTCTAAAAATATATAAGCATCTCGCATTCTTGGTTTTGGAGAAGCTGCTGCATCTTTTGCATCTCTTGGTATAGTAGATCTAAATTTACGCATTCTTTTTACTACAGTATTTCCAAGAGTAAGTGGTATTATTCCTGTATCCTGATAATCATTATAAAATCGCATTTGCTTTAATGCTTCATTTGGAGCATCTAAATCATTTATTGATATCTCTGCGTTATATTCTATATTATCGAATACTTTAATAATGTCTGCACCAGGAGCAAGAATTAGTGTTATTTTTGAGTTGTGATACGCACCATAGAATTGTCCATAGTCACCTGTATCATGTTCGTATATTTCTCTTTCATTTGTAAATGAATTTACTGACAGTAATCTCCTACCTGTATGCAAATAGATATTTGGTTTATAGTCAAGGAAAGATTCAAATGCATTTAGTATTTCATTATACGATAATGTAAATCCATTTAAGAAATTAGGGTTACCATTTTTATCTACCATTGCTTGAAGATTAGGATCACTAATAGGTAGATTTGGTATAGCAGGTGCAGTAAATGCAGTTATTACCTTATAGTATATTCCTTCAAAATATATAATATCTCCTATTGCATATTCTTTATTAGGTATAGTTGATTGATATATTTTATAATTAAGAAAGGTCATTATTGTTCTATTATGCCTTCTATCGTATGTGCCGTGTACACCAAGATTTTTTAAAGTCACATCATTTTCTTCAAGACTACCATCAATTTTACTAAAAAATGCAGATAGTCCTTTAATGTCAGTAAGTGGTTCTACACCTTGACCACCCATTCTAAACAGTTTTTTTAATTTATCATCATAGTGATATATACTATTTCCAGACATAACTACAGAATGCTGATGTATTGTGCCTGTTTCAGTACTTAAGTAAACATAATGATCTATTACTGCACCATCACCCAATACAATTTCAACACCTGATTCAGATATCTGAGTAGCTCTATCATTAATACTTACTACACCTATTGCAGAATCTTGATAGAAATATACTTTACTTTTAAGATTAACTATCTTATTTATTTGTCCATGTACACCTTCTACAGAAAGTTCATTATTAGGTAAAAATATTTTCCAATTATCATTAAGTTCACCATCTACTTTTAAATTGGATACTTTAATAGCATATCTCTGTTCTGCATTAAGATTTAATAATGCATCTTTAGCGAAAAATTGAGTTTTTGCATTAGGTTCTTGATTGTAACTATTCAGTATATGATGCTGTTCAAATTGATAATGTCCTCCCATATCACCAGGATCTCTATCTTTTGAAAAATGAAGACCGCTTCTTAATTCAGTATTAACTGTTGTTTCACATGGATACATTATCCCAATTGACATTTTTTCTTGTGTAACAGGATCTTCATACGGTAATTCAGGCGATGTATTATTCCAATACTGAGTAATATATTCGTCATCATAATAAGTTACATAAACATCTCCTCCAAATACTTTGAATGTAAAATTAGTACCAAGATTAGAAGCTTCTGATACAACTTGAAAATGATTAGTTGACATGTATATAGATTTACTTCGCTCTATATATGAATTACCTTTATATTGAAGAGGTAAAAATCTATTATACGATACTTCTTTAAATTTTAAAATATTACTTGATCTTTTAGTACTGTTGGTAAAATTATCTATTTGTTGTACACCGTCAAATGGAGTTACACTACTTGTACCTGAATCATAAAGTGCACCTGTTGTTCCTGTAATACCACCTACTGTAGGTGTTACTGCGGCATCCCACCAATTTGATATTGTTGGAGTCGCAGGTCCTCCTGTATAAGTACTATCTCTATCAAGTACTATTAAATGTTTCCAATTTCCTACACCTAATGGTGGCCGTTTGCTCGACGCTCCAGAAGAGCTTTCCATAGCATACGAAGCATTAAGTAGAAGATCATATTCTTCTAACATGTCGCCAAATATACCATTATTAGCATCAAGTATTTGTCCTCCAGTTAATTGAAGTTCACTGTTAATTTTAAATTTTTGATGTCCACTTCGAAAATTAGTAGCAATGCTATTAAGTATTGGAGTTACAGGTGAATAGCTACGCATTTTATACCATGCTCCTAGACTACCATGTCCTGCGGCATTATCATAATAATACGCTTCTAAATATGCATTATAGTAACCTACTGTTTGAATATGATCTCTTGATTTATGACTATAATTATTATTATTTCTAAATTGACCAAGAGGTGAAGAAAGTATAGCTATTGATTTAGGAGCACCACCATTAATTTCCGATAACCTAGTAAATCCAGGTTTATCACTTAAAACTACACAGTGTTTCTTATCACCATTAATTTTAATACGGTCAGACCTTACATCTTGGTTATAATAATTTCTATATACTCCTTCTTCTCCTTGCCATCCAGTAGTAGTATTAAAGTAATCAAAATGTGTTAATAATCCTGTACCTAATCTTGTTTTATCTGATTCTTCTCTTTCAACTCGTACAATAGAAAATCCTGATATCTTATCAACAATATCAGATACGTCTATAGTAAATTCTATACCCAATGTATGTAAATCTGAAACATTAGAAGTAGAATTAAAATTCATTAATTTATATGTATTGGTTATTCCAGATGTTGCATCATCTGTAGTTTCATACATTTCAGGAAATTTAATATCACCTATCCATTTCACAAAACTTGGATTACCTTTAAGGTCATAAAAAGTAACTCCGAATCTATAAACTTCACCACGAGAATATCCTCTTAAGACTCCATTTATTTTAGCAGAAGCCATATTTTTAATTTCTCCTGCTCTTGGATATTCTATATTACT